CCCCTTTGTAAGTGCCGTGCAAGCCATATTGTGTTTTTTTTAGGTTAAGGGAGTGAAGGGTTTTACCCCCTCACTTCCGTTTATTTATTAATTACGATACAAATACTACATCTGCACCAATTCCTACTTGCGTTCCTCCGGTGAAACGTGCGATAAGTCTTGTGTTAAGGCTACCTACGTGAGATTGGTCAAGTAATTGGATATTTGTTGAGTCTGAAATTAAATCAGTACCAAAGAACAAATTTGACTTTTCAGCACAAACTAATTTATCGTCTTCACAACCATTGCATACTGCAAGTTTTATTCCTTCAAAAACTGCATCATAATCTCCATTCATAGAGTAAGCGTTTACATATCCTAAAGCTGAGATAGCTGAGATGTATAATCTGTAAGACTTAGGACTCATATAGATATAAAGGTCTTCTTTCGTGTAAACATTAGAAGGAATAGCTGCTGTTGCGTTTTGTAAGTTGTTGATAATGTTAGTTGCTGAGAAAGCAGTTGCTGCACCTCCTACATTAGCTACATCAATTACTGTAGTGTCTACTACAAGTCTTCCTACTGCTGCTGTAGTAAATCCTGTAAAAGAACCTCCTGTTGCATCATTTCCTGACCATATAGCATTTTCAACTCCTTGAGAAATTCTTCCTGCTAAGTGAGATACTAAGTAGTCATCAAAAGATGCTGGTGCTGGTGCTCCTGCTCCTGCTCTCATTTCTAAAGCTTCCCAAGAATCCAATAAGTTTTTACTGCAAATTTCCATATTTACTTGTAAGTTTTTAGGCTCAATGATTGCTTCTGTTAAAGTTAAAGTTCCGGGTGATGTAAAGTCGCACGTGCTGTCCGCCATCTCTGCTCCGGATTCCATTTTCTGTATAACTGCTTTATACTTAACGTTTTCCATTGAAGTCATAAAGTTTAAAGAGTTAGCCTCTTTTAATGCTGAGGATATGTATCCTGCAGCTGCTTTTCCTTCGAACGTACTAGTTACTGTTGGTAATGCCATAATTGTTTTGTTTTTTTATTAGTTATTTAAGTTATGAAAGAATCTCTCTTGTGAGGTCATTCTTTTTAATTCTGTTTTACTTAGAGTTTTCTCTGAGCTAAATTTATTTGTATCTAAAGGTGCTGATGCAGGTTGTGCTGCTAATTCAGTCTTTAGTCTATCGTTTTCTGCTTGTAAGTCTTCCATTGAGAACTCAACTACTTCTGTAGTCTTAATAGATTTAGGAGTTGTACCTCTTTCTTCTACTTCAGTTTCAACTGACATTTCTTCAACTTCTTCTTCTGTGTCTTTTTCTTCTCCTTTTAAGTCTGCAATTGCATTTTCTAAATTGGCAATTCGCTTTTCCATACCTTCCCAATCAGCAACGTCAGCTTCTTCTGCCATTTCAACTTCTTCTTCAACAGGAGCTTCTTCTTCTACGTCTTCTGCACCAAATACTTCAGAAACAATTCCTTCTTCTTCAACTGAAAAAGATTCTCCTGATTCTAATACGTAATTTCCAACAGGTAAAAGCATTACAGAACCATCTTCAGTAAGAACTGAAATATCTACAGATGGTGCTAATTCGTCAGCTGTAGAAGTGATAATTGTACCATCTTCTAATTTAGCTTGATAAGCCATTAAGACTTCTTCTTTGTCAAGTCCAAGTGCTACTAATATTTGATTTTTTAAATCCATAATCTTTTTATAGTTTTGTTTTAAGTTCTGTTATATAATAGAATAGTTATTGTTCTGTTTGGTTTTTAAAACATATTGTACATAGATTGTATCTTATTGATAAACATTCTGTACTCTTTAACTCCTGCTTTAGAGCTTTCAATCTTATTTAATATAATTTTTGGTAAATCCACTCCTAATTCTTTAGCTGCCTTTTTTAAATCTTCTCCTATATCTTCTGCTTTTATAAAGAGTTTTATTGCTTTTTCAAATCCAACTTCTGCCTTTCTTAAATCAGTAATCAATTTATCAGCAGCAGGTTCATCTAGTGCTTTTTCAAAAGCTTTAGTAAAGTCATCAATAGCACCCAACTCAATCTTTTCAGACTTCAGTTCAGTTTTAGATTCTTTCATTAGCTTGTTTAAAGCACTTAGTATTTGTTCTTGTGTTGGTTTCATATTATATTATTTATTGAAAGTTAGAAGGGTCTTTGAAACTATTAATTATATTTATAATAACTCCTGCTTCTTTAATGTCTGCTTCTAAATCTTTAAAGCCTTTATTATCTGTTGCTTTTACTCCTAATTCTTTAGCTGCTTTTTCAAATCTTTTTAAAGTTCCTTCTGCAAAAGATATAGCAGGGTCTAATTCAGTATAAGCATTAATCATTTTTACATAAGGCTTGTCAGCAAGTGATAAATAATCTTGGTAATTTCTCCAAGCCTTATCTGCATCTTTCATAGATTTTACTAACTTTTTAGATTTTTCATTTATCTCAGATACACTTCCTAAATCAACCTTCTGAACACTTAATAATTCTTTTATTGCATTCCTTACTTCTTCATCTGTAAACTCTTTCTTCTTATTCATTTGTTCAAATTTATTAGTAAAATATCCCTCAATTGATAATCCGCGTAAATTGCCCGATTTAATTTCTTGCCACAACTCGTCATTCTCAATCTTCATTTTAACGAACCAAGTCCCATCAGGTAAGTCATATCCGTATAATTTAGACTTATCGCTATCACCTTCTTTAATCCAAGATTCAACTGTTAGAACTCCTGAAACTCTATCTTGGTGTTGGTATGTCGCTTTGTGGTGGTTGTTATGCTTTAAATACAATTCACTAGCCTTCTGTACAGTTTCTTTTGAAAAGTAAACGTAGTAGTCAGAATCAGTATTAGGGTCGTGTCTAAAGATTTGCTTATTAGGAATTAAGGCAGGAGAAATTAACATTCTCTTTTCTTCATCAACCTTTGCAAAAGTTAAGTTGTTTTTCTCTTTACCGAAAAAGACGAAATCCTGTTCTATCGCAGGTGAGGTAACGAGCGATATAGCGTCAATTGCCAGCTCCTCTGAATCTCCTTCTGCAATTACAAGTTCTACTATTTTAGTTGCTTTCATTCTATTTAAGAATTTTCTTTAGCATTTCATTCCAACCATTCAAAGCGTTTTGGTTTTCAAATATTTCGCTAATTAGTTTTCTAGCTTCAGAATACCCTTTTATATCATTCAAAGGAATGCCTAACTCTTTTACTTGAACTTCTATTTTATTTAAGACTTTATCACCTTCTGTTTTTAAATTAGCTGCTTGTTTTATAGCACCTCTTGTTATACCTTCAGCGTCTGATATTACTTTCTTAACTTCTTTATATTGTGTTTCAGCTTTTTCACCCCACTTGAACCCATCTTCTTGTAAGCTAATTATTCTTTTTGCGTCACTAAGAATGTCTTTCATTTCATCAACTAAACCTAATTCAACTTTTTGAACACTACTAAAAGTCTTTAATGATTCTTGATATTGTAAATATGTTTTTCCGAATGGTGTAGGCTTGTTCATTTTGTTTTATTTAAGGTTTGTAATATATAATAGAAATTAAGTTCGTTTGTTTGATTTATATGGTGGCACGTCTTCTAATGTTTGCTAATTGATTCTGACTGTTAGACATTTCATCTGTTACTACATAAGCCTTTGTCGCTTCAGGTGCTACCCCTCCTGATATATCAAAAGCTCCTGACATCATTTGTGGTGCAGGTGTTGAAGACATACTACCTACATTACCTCCTCCTCCACCTCCTCCTACATCTACTGCCATAATCTTAGAAACATTACTTAAACCTGCTGCAATAATAGCTGCTGCATTTATCCAACCCGCAGGAGTTCCCGCTCCTTCTGATAGTGCTTTAGTTGCTCCTGACCAAGTTGCCATAACTGCCTCTGCTACGGCTAGTTCTTTATTTTCTCCTGCTAGTGTACTTAAAGCTCCTGCTAAGTTTGCGTAAGCGTCTAATTGGACTAACATATTAGCTTTAACTAAATCAGACTTTTGTTTCTCATATTGCTTAGTAATAGCCGTAGTTCCCATTCCTGACTTCCTAGCCATTTCTAATTTAAGGTCGTAAGCAGTTTGTAGTTCCTGTAATTCTCTTTCAAGTCCGTTAAGCCCTTCTGCTCTTAATTCGTTTTGTGTTTCTAATAGTTCCTTTTCAAGACCTACTTGATTAGTCTTTTGCTCTGATAGTTGTCCTGTAATAGTTTCTTCAAGTTCAAGTTGTGCGTTTTGAGCTTCCATTAAAGCTAACTTATTCTCATCATTTCCATTTTGGTCTACTAATAACTGAGCTGCTGTAATTTGTTTCTGTATTTGGTCAGATTGAAGTTTTTGTTGTTCTTCTAGTGATTTCTTTAAGTCCTTATTTGCTTGTATTCTTTCTTCAAAAGTTTTAGTTTCGTCATCTCTTATTTGCCTAAATAATTCAGCTTCTTTTAATTTCTCTGCATTTAACTTTGCAAACTCTGCTTGTGCAAATAGTGCTGCCTTAGTCGCTGCCGTTGTAGCTTTAGCTTGTTCGTAATTACCCTTAATAGATATTTTATTTATTCCTTCTGAAGCCTTTTCATATATAGCACCAACCTCTCCTATTGCATCTCCTATATTATTAGCAACATCTTTTCCTGCATCAATAGCTGCTGTACCTATTTCCAATAAATCATCTCTAGTCCCTACAATATCTGCTCTAAGTTCTGCAATCTTTCCTGCATCTCCACCCCCCAAAAAGCTATCTTCCCAAGCTAACATAAGTTGTTGTACACCTAGCTTAAGTCCATAGAATGCCACCTTTAAAGGAGTTAAAGCAATCGTTACAACACCACTTAAAACTTTTGTTAATCCGTTAAATCTATCTGAAGATTCAGTTACCCAATTAACAACATCTGACAGAACTGTAATTACTTGATTGAAAGTAGTTGAAATTGTAGACATTATGGTATTTACATTATCCATAATCTTTTGGTTACGCTCCATAGCTTCCTTTAGAGCTGTAAATGCTGCTGCTACAATAGCTATAATACCTAATGCACTAAAAGCTTTACCAACACCTTTAACTGCCTTACTTAACATTCCAAAACCTTTAGAAGATTTCTTAGTAGCCTTGCTTACATCTTCTGTTTCTTTAGCTAGTTTTTTTGTAGAGTCTGTCGCTTTATCAATACCTTTAGATACTTCCCCAATATTGGACTTAACCTCCATTTCTAATACTTCCTTTGCCATAGTTTTATTTTTTTGTTTTAGCTAGTTTCAAAGCTTCTATTTAAGTTTGTGCTGTATCTGAACACCGAACAAGTTCCTGATGC